GTTGCGAGTATGTGGGATCCAGATAAATCCCACCGCTACTTTCGATGCAGTTCTTTCATGAAGGATGAGGACTATCCAACCTACAAGCACGCCCGCGCTATCAATTCGCGCTCGGATCAATTTAAGTGTGCTGTGGGTCCCATCTTTAAGCTGATAGAAGAGCAAGTGTATCGACACAAGGCCTTTATCAAGCATGTTCCAGTTGCACAGAGACCAGATTATATAATGGGTTATTTGCACCGTGAAGGAGCCAAATATATCGCGACAGACTATACAGCTTTTGAAAGTCTGTTTGTTCGAGAGTTGATGGAGGCATGTGAGTTTGAGCTTTACTCATACATGACACAACACCTACCCGCAGGGGGGGAGTTCATGCGCCTGGTACGTGAAGTGCTAGGTGGCCTCAATTTGTGTGTCTTTAAAGACTTCAAGGTGGCCGTGGAAGCCACCAGAATGTCTGGCGAGATGTGCACTTCCCTAGGCAACGGGTTTTCTAACCTCATGCTGATGCAGTTCGTCTGTGAAGAGGCGGGCTGTAGGGAGGTGTTGGGAGTGGTTGAAGGAGACGATGGTCTCTTTACCATGGTGGGGACTCCCCCCACCGCAGCGGACTTCGCCCGAATGGGCCTTGTCATTAAGTTGGAGGTGCATGACACCATCTCCACCGCATCCTTCTGCGGTCTTGTCTTTGATCCTATGGATAGAGTCAATATCGCAGATCCCAGAAAGGTTTTAACTAACTTTGGCTGGGCGCAACGTAATTACGCACGCGCGCGTAGTAGCAGGCTCGTTGTCTTGCTCCGTTGTAAGGCGCTGTCCTTAGCACATCAATATCCGGGCTGTCCCATTATCGCTGAATTAGGCTGGTATGGGATTAGAGCGACACCAAAAATAGTATCACGTAAGCTATTGATGTTCGCGAGCCGAAAGGCCATCTTCAACTCCTATACGCGGGAGAAGACCATGGCCGCCCTACAACGCGGGGACATACCGCGAATCGAGCCTCCTAGGAACACTAGGCTCCTTGTTGAAAAATTGTACGGTATTTCCATCGAGGTACAGCTCAGTATAGAGTCTTACCTCAGCTCGCTTAGTGCGATTCAACCTTTAGATCACTGGAGTTTTCCCATGATTCTGCCCCATTTGTGGTATGAGCATGCGGCGCGTTACTCCTTTGCTAGTGACAGGTTGGATGTGAATCTTGAGATTCCAGCTGAGAGTTACCACCATGTAGCGGGTCTTCACCGCGAATGGGATGATGAGGATATGCCGGTTACCCTTAGTAACCGACGGGATTGGAGCACTCCAGAGCAGCTCTATGGTGTCAAGCCGCACTAGCACCATTCGCCGGACCAATAACCTGCGTAAAAAGAAACAGTTGGGAGGATTCGGGATCACCTCAGAGATCGTCTCGTATTGTAATGCGG